CGCCAAGACTGGAAAGATTGTGGGCGTGCTTGAACTCGGGTTTCCGCAGAGCGCATTGGGCGCAGGCGTGATTCCGACAGGCAAGAACTTGGCGAACTTCATAGAGGACGAAAGCGCAGGGCTGCCTCCCGTGGCTCCCGTGGGCGCTCCTCCTGTTCCGCCCGCACCGCACGTTCCGACGATTAGAGAAGAGATTCTCGACATCCTCTCACGCTTGTGGGACAAGATTATGTTCTGGAGATAACATGAGTTCAATTCCGAGTATGCTCCAAGCTGCCAAGAAGACGTTGAACAACGCCGACAACTTTGGACAGCGAGAGACAGGCAACAAGAAGGCTGGCGGCGCACCGAGCTACAGTTTGGCGCACCAACAGCGCAAGGCCGAGGGGACAGCCCCGGCAGCACCCAAGACCGAAGCCCCGAAGGAATTTATGGGCATCAGCACAGGACAATCTTCCGAACTCAATGACGCTCTCGCAGCACGAGAAGCGGCGAAGGGAGAGCACCAAGCACAATAACCGAGGACACAATGGCTAAGACACCGGAAGAGAGAAGAGAAGCAGCACGTCGCAGAAAAGCGAACCAACGTGCCCGCCTAGCTGGTGAGGTTGAGCCATATAAGGTATCCGAGGAAGAGAAGGCGTCTAAGAAACTTCGTGAGGAGCAGTACCATCTAGACCTCGCATGGGCGCAAGAGCAGGACCGCACCGGGAAGTTTTATGCGGCAGAGTGCCGCACCGCTGAGCAGCTTCTCCGAATTTATTACGGCACCAAAGAAGAGTGCGAGGACGAAGAGGAAGAAAGCGCCAAGAAGAAAGCGGTGCAGCAGAACAGACCGAACCCATCGGTTCAGCCCGTTCGCATCCCGGCGTCGTATGCAATCACCGAAGGCGGCGAACTCGTAGAGATTGACCCCGACAACCCAGAGTATCGCGGTGTGTTCGAGGTTTGCAGAGTCCTAACCTTCAAGGAATGGCTCGACTATCGAGACAAGGGTCGCCACGACTTGTTCTGGCTGTCCGGCCTTCTCGACAAGCGCCTGTTCCACAAGACGCACCACATGGTTTGCGACATGTTTGTGCGAAAGGACTTCACGGGCAAGTTCTATCAGGGCTTCGACCGCCACACGGTGAGCGACGCCATCCGTGACCAAAAGCGTTTTGCGGCGGACGGAACCCCGACCCGCACCGCAATGATTTTCGCACCCCGTGGTGGTTGGAAGTCAACCATCGACGGCATCGACGCCGTGCAGTGGATGTTGAACGCACCAGACATCCGCATCATGATTATCACTGCGTTCCGCAATTTGTCGAGACAGTTCTTGAAGGAAATCAAGACCTATTTCTACTTGTCTCCACGTGGCGAGGCCACGAACTTCCAGATTCTATACCCGGAGTACGTCCTCACGGGCGTAGCAGGCCGTTCCCGTGAACCGCTTGAGTGCCCAGCCGCCGTGTTGAAGTCGAAGGAACCACACTTGTGGGTCACCTCGATGGAGTCATCTATCACGGGGCAACGTGCCGACATCTGTAAGGCAGACGACATCGTAGACCCGAAGAACTCGACCGAAGAGGAGATGAGACAGAGTCTCATCGACAAGTTCAACGGGGCTTTGAACCTTACGGAGCCGTGGGGCTTCGTGGACATCATCGGCACACGCTACTTCACCGACGACTACTACGGCACACGTATGCAGCCGGACGACGAAGGCGTTGTTGCGCCGTTCGCCTTGTTGAGCATCTCAGGCTGGTACCCGAAGCAGGGCTTCGAGACTTTGTACCAGCGCCTTCTGGAACTGCCGAACGGCATGTCGCAGGTCACCGAAGAGATGGTGGACTTGTGGTTCCCGTTCAAGCTGGATTTTGCTACCCTACGTCGCAAGCTATTGGAAACGAAAGAGCGCAACTCTTCGAACATTCAGAAAAAGCGCAACTTCCGTAACCAGTATTTGAACATCGCAACCGACCCGGCTGAGACAGCGGACTTCGCTGTCCACTTCGACAGAGAGTCGCTTCGTGCCCACACGTATATGTCAACCGCCGCTCCTCAAACGGGCGAGACGATTGTCACTGTGGACTGGGCGTACTCGGACAACAAGGGTTCGGACTTCTCGGTCATTGCGGCCATCCGCCGCCACGTTCGAGACGACGGAACGCAGGAACTCATCGTCCTAGACGTGGACTACGACAAGTGGAAAGCAACGACCCTTGCCGAAAAGATTGTGCTGTTCCTACGCAAGCACCAGCCGACCAGAACCTTCATCGAGAAGGCACTCGGGGCCGACATGTTGTACGGATACATCCTAACTTGTGCCCAGCGTTACCAAGTAGCGTTGACAGGCGTACAGTTTGTACCGACAGGAAATTCGCAAAACGAGAAGGCCAACCGTATCAAGACGTTGGAAATCCTTCTATCAAATGACCGTCTGCACTTTGTGTCCGGCCCGTGGATTGATGAACTGTACAGACAGTTCGAGCGATTCACTGGGGAAACAAAGAAGGGCAGAAAAGACGACATCCCGGATAGCATCTCAATTGCCAGCCGAACGCTGCCGCAAGAGATGTTCACCGCCGTTCGTCACACAACGCCGGAAGAAGACAAGCGTACGGCGGAAGAGTTCGAGAAGCAATCACGCAAGGCGCACCACTACCAACAATACTTTGGTAACGGTCGCACTAATTTCGGGACGAAGTCTTATACAAAGAGCGTTCCGGGGTTGCCAAACTCGCCAGCACCAACGTGGAAACAATGGTTGAGGGGAGAAAACCCGGACGCAGCACCACCGGAACCCCAGATAACCGAAGTAAAACCGCAGGACCCGAGAATGATTATCTTCGGCAATAAAGGTCCGTGGAGACTATGACAAACCCTTTCGAGAACACAGACACATCTAGCGTGGAACTGATTGCCCACGAGAAGGCAATCGCTGCGCTCGAACAAGTGGCTGCGAACGAGATTACGGCAGAGAATACGTTCATCGACTCGAACACAGGTACCGTTCAGTTTAACGACACCGCAGCCATCAAGCTGGTCATTGACGATGCTTCGACCGCCGACAACTTCATCAACATCAACCAGTGGGCCTCAGGCTGGACGATGGCAGACTTGCTCTACCAGTCGCCCATCTCAGGCGCTGGTACTGTCAATGACGTAGCGACTTCGGCAGTTCCGAAGTTCATGGTTTCGAACCACATCTCGTCCATCGTGCCGAAGGTGATGGGCGGAATCTTCTATGAAGACCCGTGCTTCCTACTGCGTCCGTCTCCGGGCACCTCGCCTGAGATGATTACAGCGAAGACGGCCATCTTCGAGTTCCAGTTGAAGGCAATGCGCTTCGAGGAAGAAGTCGAGCGTGGGCTGGAACAGATGGCGCTGCTTGGCACCGCTGTTTGGAAGTGGGGCTACGCTGAGTACAACACGAAGGAAAAGAAGTACAAGCGCTATGCTGACAAGCAGACGATTGATGACGGCGGACAAACCGTCGAAATCGACACGCCGGAATCGGACGACTTCGAAATCGAGTTCTACGACAAGAAGGTCTCGCACCCTTGGATTAAGATGTGCGACATCCGCACGGTCTTGGTTGACCCCGGTTGCAGAGTTGGCGACATCCGCCGTGCAAACTGGGTAGTCTTCCGTGACTACGCAACCTTCCAAGACTTGAACAAGTATCGTGGACAGGAAGGCTACAACATCCCTTCGGAAGAAGTTTTGAAGGCGATGTTCATGAATGCCCCGCTTCAGCCGGGAAAGCCTGACAACATCAGCATGACCATCCCAGAGGGGATGATGGGGTATTTGCAGCACGCGCGCCCACGCAACATCTCAACGACCGCAGACCCGACCCGCGCCCCGCTCGAAATTTTGGAGCGTTGGGACAATGAGAAGGTCATCGTCGTCTTGATGTATAACGGTCACTACATTCTTATTCGCAACGAAGCGAACCCATACGGGAAGATTCCGTTCTTCTCGGCAAACTGGCGCAACATCCCTGATTCCTTTTACGGACAGGGCCTTGGCCTGTTGATTGGTTCGGAGCAGATTGTCGAGCAGGGCGTAACCAACCTAGCGTTGGACCTACTAGCCTACTGCTTGCAGCCTGTTGCCCTTAGAAAGAAGGGCTTCAACGCACCAACACAGAACACACGCTGGGAACAGGGCGGCATCATCGACGTTGAAGAAGACGTTGAGAAGGCCTTCAAGTTCCTGCAAATGCCTCAACCACCGAGCGAGGCATTCCAGTTCATCCAGCAGTCACAGAGCGCAGGCGCTTCCACCTCGGGAGCGAACGAGCAAGTGATTCAGGGTGCTGGGCACGCTGGCGTCTCAACGACGGGCATGCGTTCGGGCACAGGAGCAG